CAGGAATCTGACCGCGTGCCAGTAGGATTCCACTCTCTGTTAGTAGATAGTAGTACCCACGTTTTGTAAATATACGTGTTGTTGTGTTGGTATACCCTCATTTGAGTATGGCTTTCTCTGGGTCTAGTCGGACTTTAACACAACAGTCCTCGGCGGCGTCTTCTGATGATCTACATAAGATTTTATTTAGCCCCGATGCCATAAAAGAGATGGCGACTAAGTGCGACCTAGGTCGACACCACTGGCTGCGCGCAGATGATGCCGTGTGTGTCAGACCCCTCGTTCCCGAATCTACGTCCAATAAAGTGACTCAGTGGTTTAAGACCGGCTATGAAGCTGGGAAATTGCCATCGAAGGGATATATGAGCGTCCCTCAAGTTCTATGCGCCGTCACCCGTACTGTAACGTATAACGCTGAAGGTTCTCTTGAGATCTATTTAGCTGATTCAGGTGATGTTGAACTTGCCCCGATCGATGATCAAGTAGTCACATTGCATAACCGAGACCTCCCTGCTCTGGTATCGTTCCAACCCACGTATGATTGCCCAATGGAATTGGTTGGTGGGAGAAGCAGGTGTTTTGTTGTTGTTACCAAGAGGTATGGTTATCTTGGACATCCAGGGAGTACCGCAAGTATATGTAGCAACTGGCAACCGAAATTTTCGTCGAAGAACAACAACTATAAGCCAGCTGCTGCCGGTAAGACTCTAGTTCTACCTTACAACAGATTATCTGAGCTTTCAGGCCCATCAGCTGTAGTCAGACTGTTGAAATCGCAGCTCAACATGCACAGTTCTCCTCTCTTTCAATTACCTGGGAGTCCTGTTTTGCAAAAGGCGATTGGTAGTGAGCACGAGGAAGGTTTAAACTGCAAAAGAAAGCTACCTTTGGAGGAGGTATGTGCCACGCCTCAGGATAGTGTTAGTTCAAGACCGTCTGTGGTTAACGGAATTGGACGTCCTGAGACTTTGTTGTAAATATATGCTATTATGGTAGTTGTATATATATTTACTAGTCGTATTATCGTGTTGTGTGTTACGGTAATGCTGGCGTGATGGAAGGATACAGACCCACATCCGGTTGCTAAAGCCGACGATATACCTTTTGGGTTCAATTCCCTTCGGTCAATTTCGCGTTCCTTTAGTTTCTAGGATGCTTATCCTGAACTCCCGTAGTATTATCGTATTCGTTCGTATTGTGTTTACTTTAGTACGCGTCAACCACTTCGTTTAAATGGCACCTAGAAGTACTGGTAACGGTTCTCGCCGCCCTCGTCGAGGGAGGCGCTCTTCTCCAGTGGAGGACGCTCATGCTAGAGAGCTCCGCGCTGTGACTTCTCAACTGAACCGTTTGGTGACCCTCACGGCCGCCCGAGTGCCAACCCTCGACCATCCAACCTTTGTCTCTAGCAAGCAGTGTATGAAAGGGTACACGTACACTACGTTGGATGTCAGACCGACAAAAACTGAGAAGGGCCATAGTTTCGGTCAGAGGTTAAATTTACCAGTACCCGTATCTGAATTTCCGAAGAAGAAGGTTTCTCGCGTTCAGCTCCGACTGAACCCGTCACCTGCGTTCGACTCTACCGTCTGGGTGACGCTTAGAAAATTACCTCCTGGATACTCCTTGGCTTCGGAAAATGTGTACAAGCTCTTCACGGATGGCGGTGCTGCCGTGCTTACGTATCAACACATCCCTACCGGTATACAACGCGATAACAAGATTCTATATAATCTCTCTTCCGTCGGCACTGAGATTGGCGATATAGGCGATTACGCTATTATCGTTTACTCTAAAGATGATACGTTAGAAGCTGATGAGATGGTGATTCATGTAGATGTAGAGCACCAGCGAATCCCTTCCGCTACCGCTCTCCCGGTCTAGGGTTCAGGTACTAGTCCGAAGACTTAAAACTACTCCCCTTTGTTGGGGAGCTAAGTTGGTAGTTATATTACTCTAAACTATCTGAAGTCACTAAACAGTTAATACTGGTGAACGGGTTGTCCATCCAGCTTACGGCTAAAATGGTCAGTCCTACCCCAAAGGTAGGCCGAGTTTCTTACAAGGACTCGAGGTACT